TCATCACAATACAAATCGCTTTGTCCCAATTGGTGGTTGTTTAGCCTAGGTGACGTTGCTACCAAATGTGCCAACATTCAAATCAACGGCCACCCACACGATTACTTTCTGCTGTAATGATAGACACTGTTCTTTTTATTAGTGCCTATCTGCACTCGTTCTCTAGTAAGCACTCCGTCCCGGTACATGAGGTCTAGCATCTGGCTAGCTATACGGAGTCCTAGTTTAGTTTCTCTGTTTATATCTTCAGCTACTCTAGTTTGTTTTTTACTGAAGCAGGACATTATCATTTGACGCCTAGCTATAGATTGTTCCCGTTGCTTTCTGATTGAAGAGCTTGTTGCTGTCTCAGGTGTGTATTTTTTTTGTTCAGGAAATGCTGGTCGCATCTTTAGGTCTATCATCTTCTGCTCAAAGCTACGCCATGCTTCTGCATAGATAAGCTCATACTTCTCTGCCCTTGGTAGCTTGCTGTTGTAGATCTCGTCTATTCTTTTTGCGCTATCTCGATCAGTGCTTTTATTTCTTCTAGTTCTTGCTTTAGGTTGTAGCGTTGTTTGCTGTCCGCTATTAACACCATGGTTTTCAGCAGACGATTGGCTCTGTTTAAGGCGATCTTCCCTTCTTCTCTCATTCGCCTTTCTCCTTGGGCATACAAATTTAATTCCATACTTCTTAGTTAATTCTTGTACGTCTGCGTATGGTATATCAAGTAGGGTTGACGCCTCTCTTTGAGTTAGTCCCATCTCTGCTGCATTGATACACTTGCTTAAACTTAGTTCTGATTTCTGCATGTGCGCCTCTTGTTAGATAAAAAAAGGGACAGCCCTAAGACTGCCCCAGTTGTCGGAGAACACCTCCTTTCTAGAACGGTATGTCATCACCTTGCAAGGGATCAGTTGTTGGCGCTGCGCCTCCTGACATCTTGTCGCTCACTTGGAATGACATATAAGGTTTACCATCTTTCATCTTCTTCCATCCCGCAAGGCGTTTGCTGTCACCAAATGGGCCGCTGTAATCAGGAGCTGACTCGTTCCCCTTCTTATCGTTCTCAAAGAAGGTTCCTACTTTTTCGTAGACCTCAATGATCTGCTTACCATCACGGGTTTGATCCCGGATTAGCATCACCTTTTTATCTGCGCCCTCGACGTTGAGCTTGCCTTGCAGGATCATCTGCTGCGTAGGGAATGGGGTGAAGGCTGCGCCTCGGTTAGTGTCGTCGTATTGTTCTGCCATGCTTCTGGCTCCTTTGTTTTATCTTAGAGTTCATAAAGTCTTGGACTTTTTTCATTCTCTCAAGATGGTTTCTGCCTGCATTATCTATGCAGGGTTGATTGGGCCTCGCTCCACAACGAGGACACCAAATCTTTTGTATGGTTTGTTTGGTATACCTACCACCCACCATTAACACCTTCTCCTGATGTTAAGCCCTTCGTGACTTGAACACCGCTTGATTGCTTGGCGGCTATGTTGCCGTCATCATCTTCTGTTGCAAGGCAAGCCATACCTAGCAAGCCGTAGCGTCTAGCGTAGGTTATAGCGCTGCCTAATCCCTGCATGTCCTGCTTACTCAAGACTAAGTAAACCTTGCTTGAGAAGGCTTCTCCTGAAGTGTGAAGTAGCTTTGTTTCTACATACACACCCAGCTCGTCACGACCACAGGGCTGCATAACTACGAACCCGTTCTCTTGGAACACGCTTGACGTAGCGTCAATCACTGCTTCGAGTGAGGCGTAACGGTTCTTGAAGTGTGGGTTCACGCTATCTTTCTTTACAGATTCCATAGCTTGCTGCGCTTTGAGCAGCGCCTTGATTGCTGTGTCAGTCATCTTTCATTCTCGCTTTGTAATCTAAACTAATTTTTAATTGGCTAATCCCAAGTTCAGGGTAAGCTAAGCCTTCAAGCTGACGCTCAAAGTCTTGCGCTGCAATTAAAGTTTTCATGCCATTGGCTAATCCAAAAGCAGAATCTCTTGAGAGCGACTCAATGTTCTTATGATTCAGTACGCAAATTAAAGACCCATCTTCTTCGAGTAGGTGTATAGTACAAATATCCATTTATTTTCTCCTTGTTATGCGGATGGCTCCGCGTTTGTCACGTTTAGCTGTGAGTTGATCGCAGTAAACCTCACGCTCATTGTCGCCAACCATATCTTTGATTTGTTTTTTGGCTGACTCGAATGTCTTAGCTGCCGCCTCATTTTCTACGTATGTAATAGCGGCGTCCACAAATTGGTTGTCACTTGTGGCGTTGCGCTTGACCATGTTGTCCACCGACACCTTGTCAATGCTAAGTTGTATCGGTTGGTCATTACCAACTGGCTCTTCATCGCGAAGCACGTAACCCCAGAAATCTGACACCACTGCCCACATAGAATTGAAATACTCTTCGTTCCTGCTGACATAGGCTGACTCCCATTTGTTGTTGCCAAAGATAACGGATATATGGGCGCCGTTAGCCTTGGCTAAATGTATATACAGTTGCAGTTGCGGCATGTAATACTCGATAACTTTATCCAAAGTATTATAAGCGTTGGTGTGCTTGGCTTCTACGATAGAGTCCTCGATAGAGTCACCAACCATAGCATCTACTGTACCCTTGACCGGGACTGATCCAATCGTTTCTTCAAATGGTTTCTGAAACCCTGTCACAGTGCAGTCATACTCATTGGCAAACCACCCTAGATTAAAGTCCTCAGTGTAAACGCCCATCTGCACAGCGATGTTGCGAGACAAATCTTCAGGCTCAACTCTGCCTGTCTTGACTTGCCATAACCCTAGCCAGTTCCCCTGCATTATTTTTACGCAGTCGGAACCACCTATGAAACCCTTGCGTTCCATGTTGTTCTCCTTTGTTATCTGATACTAGCCTATCGCTTATGTGCGACTTGGGCAATACGAAGTGACGTTACGTCACTCGTGCTTTCCGTACTTCTCAAAGTCTTCTTCGCTGAGGTGCTGGAATTTCTTGAGGCGCTCTTTAGTTTTGCCTCTAAGGTATGTGTCACCTACTGCTTCGCCATTACGAATACGCTGCGCAATAATCTTATCGCTGTCTAATACATAGCCAGACTTCTTGTACTCACGCGCCATGGCCGGAGAGCTTGCTGCTTTACTGACATGAGCGTCCCATACAGATGGTCTTGCTGCATCACTGAGCTTCGTTGTTTTATATGTCATGGTCTACCTACATCCATAAGGGTAACTGCTACTTGATCGTCACCTTTAAGTTCATTTATAAATTCTTCTTTGGCTATGCGCTCTGCGTTGGCAAGGGAATCAGAGACAATCGTAATGTCCCTGAATATAATCCCTTCGACTCTGAGCGTATAAGCTATTGGATGTGCGCGACTCATGTTCGTACCTTCGATGGGCTGTAATACTGTGCAATGCGAGTACCGCTAGCGGTCTTGACCATTACCTTGTCGATCTCCATGCCTTCGTCTTTGAGGTCTTTGATTCGCGCTGCTAATCTAAAGCATCCGAATGTTTGCAGTGCATCAATTGCTGTGATGCGATAGCCTTGCTTGAGATACGCTTTGATTTCATCTGTTTGTTTTATAGTCATTGTGTTCTCCTTAGACTAAGTTTTCTTTTGCATACAATCCAATGAGTGCGGCTTCTGCTCGTCCGTCATCTTTAACTCGTTTGAAATAGTGTGCATGGTTAGGGAAGCAGAGCTTCGCTAGTCTTCTACTTTCACCCTTGTCTCTTGAAAGGTCAAAGTATTTCTTCCACTGACGTGGCGTCACGTATTTTATAGGTAGCTTTGATGCAACAATCCCCATCTCTAACTGACCAAAGCCCTGTCCGAATCTGAATGTACTGCTAACACCTTGATTAGGCATAGCATTTACACGCTCGATCACAGCTAAGGCTGGCTTGTTTCTTTGGTTGGATAGGATTGAAAGCAACTCAGGTAAGTTAATTAATGTCTTACCCTTTGGGGATTGGACTACTGGAATATCGTAGATAACTAAGCTGTCTGTTTCTGTTTCATATATGCTGACTGCTCCTGTAAATCCGGGGTCGATTCCATAGATGAGCATGTCATTCTCCTTACCAGTCGGTTGGTGGCTTTGCGTTTGGCTCGATGCTAGATTCCCACGCGCCAGCCTGTAGCTTGACGCTAGGTTTCTTTAATCGTTTCTTGTTTGGTTTTGTCTTTGATGTTGGCTCTTGCCATTTGTCATTCACATAACAGCTCATGCAAATGAACCAGTGCTTCTCCATTGAGCGACCACTGTTTGTTTTAAGTATTGCTACAAAGAAATGTGTTGCCACTTGGCAAGCTACGCATATAGCTGCTTTACCTTTTAGTGATCGTGATGTCATAGCCTAAAGCATCCAACCAACAGTTGAGCATAAAGCCAGAGGGTATTCGTTTGTGTGTTTCCCA